AGAATTAGATGGAACAAAGATAGAAGGTAAAAAAGCGTTAGAAATTACGATTGAATTAGCAATACAAGCTGGAGAATTAGCAACGATGTATTTAAAAAACCCACACGATTTAGAATATGAGAAAACGTTTATGCCATTCTTACTATTATCTAAAAAGAGATATGTGGGAATGTTATATGAAACAAATCCAAATAAATGTAAAATGAAGTCAATGGGAATTGTTTTGAAAAGAAGAGATAATGCGGCATGTGTAAAAGATTGTTATGGTCGAGTTGTAGATTTGTTAATGAAAGGAGAATCTGCGGATATTGCGGCAAACTTTGTAAAATCATATATTAAAGATATGGTAGATGAGAAAATAGGATTAGATAAATTAATTATTACAAAATCTCTTAACGGATTCTACAAAAATCCGGATTCAATAGCACATAAAGTATTAGCAGATAGAATTGCAAAACGAGACCCGGGTAATAAACCATCAGTTGGTTCGCGTGTTCCATTCATTTATATTCAAACGAAAAAAGAAGTAAAATTACAAGGAGATAGAGTAGAAAGCCCAAATTATATCATAGAAAATAAATTAAAACCTGACTATTCGTTTTACATTACAAATCAAATTATGAAACCAGTAACACAAATATTTAGTTTGCTTTTAGAACAAATGTCTGATTTCAAAGGTACAATTAAATTAAATTATAAAAGAGAGTATAATAAAATTCAAAATAAATATAGCGATAATGATAAAAAATTAAAAGAAAAAATAACAAAACTAAGAGATGGAATAGTAAAAAAATTAATATTTGAAAATTCATTAAGAGTATCGGATAATTCAAAGAAGGGATTAAGAACAATTAATTCATTCTTTAAAGTAAAAAAATAAACATAATAAAAAATTTATATATAAAATAATTCTGTGTTTTAACGGAACAAAATTTTTTTTTCCAGGTCCTAAAAATATCTCTCCAAATAATTTTTCTTCGAGTTGTGATAGAATACATTTGTTGTCATTTATTTTCCATGATAGTATAATTATAGGATATATCAATATAATGTTTGGAAATAGTATCCATAAATAAGGTGTAATAAGCATTCCAATATAATGTGTTTTAAAAAATATATTTTTTAAAACAGTCATAAAAAATATATTTTATTATTTCTTTAATTTAGTTCTTTAAATAATATCCCTTTACGTGTTTTTTTGCGTAACATTTTGATGAATAATGTCCATTTCTTCCACATCTATGACATTTTGATGATGATGATTTTTTTGTTGATTTTGTATGTATTGATTTCCATTTATAATCTTCAAATTCATATCTATCATTTAATCTAAATGATTTTAATAACCTTTTTGGAGTTTTATTATTTGATTCTTCGTATAATTCGCCCTCCCACCATAAATATGTATTTCCATATAGTGTATACATACCTTCATCCTTGTCCATTTCACTAAATGCAGTTTCCAAATTTTCTGGTGATATATCTTCATCGCTTTCTTCATCTTCCAATTCAACTTCATCAGCACTTTCATAATCACAGGACATATTTAAATAATGTAAATTTTTAGATTGAAATTTTTTATTTATAGTAGCCTTTTTGTAAGGGCATTGTTTTATAAAGTGTCCAGACTTACCACAAAATAAACATTTTTGATTTGCATGATTTACTTCTCTTTCTAATAAATCCACAGTATTGTTAGGTAATTTAATCTGCGAATAAGAACCACCTCGAACATTATTTATTCCATATTTATCCATATAAACTTTCGTCCATTTATCTTCATCATATTTATCACAATTTAAAATTTCTTTTTCAATCCATAATGGTTTATGTTTTTTAGTCCAAGCTGAACCATTACCTTTCATATGTTGCATAAGTCTTTTTGAAGTATCTAAATTAGTAGTTCCAACATAATATTTACCGTCTTTGCATTTAAGGATGTAAAGATTCATATTACATATACGTTTATAATATGTTTAAGTAAATTATTTAATTGTTCAATTTTATGGAGTGTAATGCTTGTCAATAAATAGATTAATATTGTCATTGCATAATAAAGGAATATTTTCATTAATTTTACTGTCTTCCCATTCCCACCATCTAATTTTCAATAGTTTTTGAATTTGTTCTGGCTCAAATCTATATTGAATAAATCGACCAGGATTCCCGCCAACAATAGAGTAAGGTTCAACATCCTTAATAACATAAGTATTAGTAGCAATAATAGCACCATCACCAATAGTTACTCCACATTTGATTTTAACATTATTGGCAATCCAAACATCATTACCGATTACAACATCTTTGGCATCAGCTAACCAAGTTTCGTGGGGGAAGTTATTGAAAATTTGTGGATATTGGTTTCCAAAAGGAAAAGCAGTAACCCAGTCTTTTCTATGATTACCACCAAGATAAATAGTTATATCTCTTCCAAGAGAACAAAAAGCACCGATATGAAGAGTGGTATCTTCACCCCATTGATTAATAGTAAGATGTTCTCTACCATATGTGTATTTACCAGTATTTTCTTGTAGAATTTTATTCCAGTCAGGCATTATAAATAAATTAATAATTAGTTTTTAATTTATTTTAAAATATATTTAATTATTAGTAAAATTTTGCGGTATAAAAAGGGAATATTCAGCAGCTATCATATTTCCAGAATTGTCTGGATTATTTATGGCAGTAGTTATTTGATTAGCCATCGCATTAGATAACTGATTAATAGCATCATTAAATGATAAATTAGTTTCAGGAATAATAGAATCAGTGCTTGTACTATTAGCGAAATTAAAAGATATATCTCCCCAGAAGTTTTCATTTCTGGATATACTTGGTAATGTATAATTATTAGATATATCGTTGTCATTGGTAGTTTGGGTAGCGGTAGTGGATGGTGTAGGGGAAAGAATATTACGACGAATACTATATCTACATATAGGACATCTATGATCGAATTCAGTTAAATATGTTGTAAGTGCATCTCGCATAAATAAATGCCCGCAATGATTTATTCTCAAAATAGTATCTGTGGGAGAAAAAGTTTCTTGAGTAATAGGGCAAATGGATTGGTCAGTAGTAGATTGAATATCACTCCAAGTATGAATGGATGTATTTCTGGAGATATCTTGATTAGATGCAGGATTTCTTGTAGTAGAAGTATATAAACTATTATTTAAAATTTGTTGAACTAAATCACGTCTTCTATTGGTTCGTGTTCTGGTTCTTACAGGATTGGACCAAGAAAAATTATATCTATCTCTACGTCTTTGTGGTTCGGCATTAACCCTTGTGGTTGTTCTTCTTGGAGTAGTAAAAGTATTATTTAGAGGGCTACTAAAAGTAGCAGGCCAAATCATATTAGAAGTAGTTCTATTTTGACGTCTTGTATTATTATGAAAAGCATTACTACGTTGTGAATAATTATTCCAATCATTATTAGTTTGAGAATTATTATTTATACTTTGAATTATTCTTGAAAGTTGTGAAGATAATGTTTCGGTAGTTCTGGAATAAGAGAGAACCATATTATTATGATAAAACATTAAGTCTCTTATCAGATTCATATATTCTAGAACTACAGGTGAAATATCATTATTTGATGACATATTTATATAATATTTATCAAATGTGTTTAAATGTAAATTTCGGTATTATATTTATAAAGATTATATGTTGAGTATGCATAAGGAATCAATGCCAATAAATAATAGAAACCCAGAGTTTGCGGAATTTGAAGGAAAAGGGTTAACAGGATTAGCAAATTTAGGAAATACGTGTTTTATGAATAGTGCGTTAGCCTGTTTATCTCATACATATGAGTTAAATAAATTTTTAGAAAAAGAAGCTTATAAAAAAAATTTAAATAATAAACCGGAATCATTAATTTTATGCGAATGGGATAATCTAAGAAAATTAATTTGGAGTGAGAATTGTACAATATCTCCTGGTGGATTTGTAGGAGCTATTCAAAAAGTAGCAAGAATCAAGGATAGAGCAATATTTACAGGTTTTGCTCAGAATGATTTAACAGAATTTTTACAATTTGTAACAGAATGTTTTCATAATTCTATATGTCGTGAAGTAGAAATGACAATCCAGGGTTCAGCATTAACGGATACAGATAAATTAGCAAAAACATGTTATAATATGATGCGAAAAATGTATAAAAAAGAATATTCTGAATTTTTAAATTTGTTTTTTGGTATTCATGTGTCAAAAATAAACTCTTTAGAAAGCGAGTATTCAAATATAACACCTGAACCTTTTTTTAATTTAACAGTACCATTAGCAAAAGAAGGAACTTTAGAAAAATGCATAGAGTTATATACAAAAATAGAACAATTAGATGGTGATAATTGTATATATAATGAAAAAACAGATAAGAAAGAAAGAGCAGAAAAGCAGATAGCATTTTGGAGTTTGCCAGAAGTATTAGTAATAACGTTAAAACGATTTGGAAATAATGGTAGAAAAGAGCAAAGAGTTATAGATTTTCCTTTAGAAAATTTAGACTTTACAAATTATATGGTAGGATATGATAGAAATTCATATAAATATGATTTATATGGTATATGTAATCACTCAGGTGGTGTAGCAGGTGGTCATTATACGTCATTTGTAAAAAATGCGAATAATAAATGGTATCATTTTAATGATACAAATTGTAATGAAATAAATTTAGGAGCTTTGAAAACTCCAAAGGCATATTGTTTTTTCTATAGAAAACAAAAAAAGTAATACAATATATATATATATAAATGGATTCAATAGATGTATCTCCAACTCAGGGATTTTCTCATATATATGATAGAATGAATAATGTCATTGGACAAACAAATCCAATGGTATTAACAATATTAAGTGTAATAATAATTTTTTATTTTGTAATATTTAGTTATTTAGGATATACAGCAAGTAATTCAACAGGATATGCACAAAGTCGTGGTTTGGGTATAATTGAAATAATAATGTGGGGTCTAATAATATTTTTAGTTCTTATAAATGGTATTCAATATTTTTTTAAGATAGATGTAAATGCAAATATAAGTAATATATTTAACAAGACACCTGAATTAGATTTAACAATAAGTCCAGAAGAGAAATTAGTAGAAAAAGGTGGTAAAAAATCTTCATCGGATAACAAAAGCAAAGAAGAAGAAGACAAATTAGAAACAACAGGTTCTGGTGAAGTATTTAATATTCCAGGAAATGAATATACATATACAGATGCGAAGGCATTATGTAAAGCATATGGAGGAAAATTAGCATCTTATACTCAAATAGAAAATGCATACAAAAGTGGTGCTGAATGGTGTAATTACGGTTGGTCATCAGATCAAATGGCATTATATCCAACTCAAAAGGTAACTTGGAATAAATTACAAAAAATAAAAGGTCATGAACATAACTGTGGTAGACCAGGAGTAAATGGTGGCTATATTAAAAATAAAAATGTAAGATTTGGTGTAAATTGTTTTGCTCCAAAACCAAAAATAACAGAAGAAGAACAGACTCTTATGGATAATGCAACACCTTATCCATTAACGCCAGATGAATTAAAAGTGAATAATATGACTCATAAATACAAAAAGAACTTACATTCAATTCTTTTATCACCTTTTAATTATGATAAATGGACACAATAATTTTAAAATATAATTATTTTTCTTTTCATAAGTGATGAAAATGTTGGGTTCATATAATTAGTAACGTTTTTTTTCCTTTTTCGTTTTTTTTTAAATTTTTTATTTCTATATTTTCTATAAATATTTTGTATTAATAATACAGACTGTTTATGAATTTCAGGTATATTATCACCATGAACTCTTATAAAATATTTTTTCTCTTTAACAAAATCATCCCAATGTCGAGTACCCATTTTTCTATTACAGGATGCACATATAGGAAGTAAATTTCCAATTTTGATAGAACCGCCATCATTTTCCGATTTGATATGTCCAGCTTGAAAAGCTTTATAACTTGTAAAAGGGGTTATTTTTTTAATTTTACAACAAAAACACAAACTTTCCAGTTTATTACCTACATAAGTTTTCCATATTTTAAAACGTATTTCAGGTGGTATTTTTTGTTTAATTATTCTTCTCATTTCTTCCATTATATTAATGGGTTTAATATTTTTATTATGTTTTAAAATATAATAAAAATCAATGTGCACTACTGTTTATCAACCATTGAATAAAAAAAACAAATAAAGTAAATAAAAATATTTTAAATATGATTCCAAGATAAAGTTTAATTATAAAGATAATTTCATTTTGTTCGATACGTTCTGGAAATTCAATAACATTTTGACGATTATTTCTTCTACGATTAATTTTTCGAAGCAATGTTTTTCTTTGATTATGAATGGGTGTTCCATATCTTCTTGGTTGTGGAGATGGAGTATGACAAATAATACAACAATGATTTATTTTCCACCATTTATTATAACATTTAAAATGAACCGCATATTTGCAATGACAATTCAGTTTGAGCTTCATTTCTTTTCTTACATTTTCTAAACAAATACTACAAGTTTTTTTGGTAGATACCATTTGATTATTAATATAATTATTAATCAAATTCTATTTAAGTTTTCTTGTTTTATTTCTTCTTTTAGATTTAAATTTTCTGGTTGTTGAATTGGTAGTTTTTCTTTGTTCAGCTAAATGAAGTAATTTATTATATAAAGAATTATCAATAACGCCACCACCATATTGTTTCATTTCAGCCTTATCAATATTATTTTTCATTAATATAAGTCCAACGGGTAATCCGATAGAATTTAAATTATTATTTTTATTACCTCCTCCAACCATAGCAGGCAATCCTTTTTTTTTTAATAAATTATTGAATTCAAATCCCATACTATAAATCTTTCCTTTTTTTTCATAAATTGCAAAATCACTTTTTTTCATTATATATATCTTTCATAATTTAATTATTTTTTAACCTAATTAAATCTATAGCAAGGTTTGGGTTGTTAAAAAATATATTTAAATCATATTTTACAGAAATAAAATTATAAACAAGATGTGAAAAGCTTTCAGCTTGTTCATTATCCCAATCTTTTCCAAATAATTCAATATCTCTAAATGCGGTATTATAATTTTTGTATAAATCTTCTATTTTAGTCTTAATTAAATATTCATACTCTAATTCATGATTTTCAATTAATATATCGTTTGTGTTTTTGGAATTGGTAAAGTCTTCTAAATTAAGTGATTTAAGATAATCAACAGGGTCAAATTCTTCTTTTTCTTCTTCTATAGACATATTATTTACGACTGAGAGAATATATAAATGTTGCTAATTCATTTCTAAGTTGTTTTTCATTAGTAATTGTGAAATTACTATTGATAATAATATTTTTCAAATCTTTATAAAAATGATTAATAATAACGTTGTATTTAATATTGTCTATATTTGTTTTATTCAACCAATTATTAAATTTTATTTTTTTTTCATTAAATTTAATATCTTCTAATTCTTGTAAAAGTTTAATAAATCGGGAATCATCATATTGTTTTTTTTCTTCTTTTTTTTCTTCTTTTAAATTTATTTTATTCCATGAAATAGATTTATTCATTTATGTAATCACTACTGAATTATTTAAATTGTTTAAGAATATGTTCTTTTTATGTCATAAGAAAACTTAATTTCCCGTTTAGCTCTTAATTTATCTATTATTTTTTCAACCATATCTTCGTTCTCAAAACATTCCATAAGAGTTTCTCTAACTAAACGGAATGTTAACGGTGATGTTTGTTTTACATTTTGAAATTTTAATTTACCATCAGTAATTTGAATTATAGCATTTTCTAAATTATTTGATTCGGCATAAGTAAAAATATTATTAGTTAATAAGCCACGCTGAGAACGTAAATCTTTAACTTGTTGAGATAAATTTTTAATTCTATTATCTAAAGAAACCCACGACTGAATATTATTTTGAAATCCATCTGACATATATATATCATATAAATGATAATATTTAATACATTTATACGATATTAATTACTTTCTACGGGTTTTTCTCTTCTTGCGAGATTTTCTTCTCTTTTTACGAGCAACTCTTTTTTGCACTCTTTTTTGTGATTTATATAACAAAAATGGGAGTAAGGCAGTTTTAAGGGCAGCAGTGACACTTCCACCTCTACGTTTTCGTGATTTACGAGATTTAGATTTTCTTCTACTTTTAGCTGGCATATATAATACGTTAAGAAAATTAACTTTTCTTAAAAAGAGAAAGTTTTTTATTTTGTAATAAAAGTATAAAAATCCCTAAAATTAATAAAAAACTTATAATTACAAAAATAATTGATAAAAATATGTACGGGTATATATCTTTGATTAACATGTCAATCAAAGGACGCATTAATTCTTTAAATTCTTCCTTTACTTCTTTTTTTTTTAAAACATTTAGACATTCATTAATAATTGTTTCTTTAATATCCATTATTAATGAATACATATATTTTTATTATTCTTTGCGTAACTTAGTTAAAGTTATTTTTCTACATTTTAACAAATGGAAAACTTATTAAATCCGACAAAAGATTACCCATTTGATGATATTACTATAAAAACACCAAGGGCACTACAGGGAGGTACTTTTTGTGCAAATTTAGAAATAAATGAGGGACCCATATTAATACAAACTCCTAAATGCAGAACAAAATCCGGAATTCATAAAACAGCAAAACAACTATATTGTGATTTACTTTTAGATGAACACAATGAAGAATTTATAGAATGGTTAGAAAAATTTCAAATCAAAATACAAGATTTGATTTATGATAATAATTCAAAATGGTTTCACGAAGATTTAAGTAAAGATGATATTGAATATCATTGGAATAATTCTTTAAGAACATACAAAAAAAAACAATTATTGAGGACATTTATTCATAAAGAAAAAAGATTTAACAAAATAAAATTACAAATATATGATACAGATGAAAATGAATTAACAGGAGATGATTTGACACCTGAAAAAAAAATTATATCTATAATTGAGTTTGTAGGATTAAAATTTTCAAGTCAAAGTTTTCATTTAGATATTTGTTTAAGACAAATAATGATTATAAATGAAAAACCAATATTTAATAAATGTTTAATAAAAATAAATAATCCACAGTCAAAAAATTCAAAAGTAATAGATAATATACAAACTGTTGTTGAAAATTCTGTTCCGGTGCTACTTGATAACACAGAAGAAGATGTGCGAAATGATACGGAACTTGCAGTAAAGGATGAACCAGTAGTAGAAGATAATCAAGTATTGGAGAGAGAACAAGTAGTAGAAGATGAACAAGTATTGAAGACAGAACCAGTAGTAGAAGATGAACAAGTATTGGTGACAGAACCCGTAGTGGAAGATGAACATGAACCAGTAGTAAAACAAGATACAAAAGAATTAGTAAATGAAAATGAAGTCATGAAAAAAGAAACAATAGATGAAAAAAGTTTGAAAAAACAGGAAAATAATGAAATTTATTCAGTTGTTGAAAAAGAATTAAAAACTCAATCTTTAGAAAAAACTAATGATTTAGAAGAAATAGAATTAAATATAGATAATATTGATACTATAAAATTAAAGGAACCAAACGAAGTATATTTAGATATTTATAAAGCAGCAAGAGAAAAGGCAAAAAAAGCAAAGAATCAAGCAATTAAAGCTTATCTTGAAGCAAAAAAGATTAAAGAATTGTATATGTTGGATATTATAGACAGTAGTGACGAAGAATATGAAGATAGTGAAGAAGGAGAGGAATATATTGAAGATGATAAATTATTTAGCGAAAACTAAGCTATATTGAAAAAATTTTATGTTTAGATTAATATATATGAAACTTCCAAAACCATTAACTAAAATGTTTCCATTTTTAAAAAAAGACGGTGCTGTATTTGTCATAATTTGTGTTGTTGCCGTAGGAGCACTTTATTATTACTCTTGCAATAAAAACACTTTCCCCCTTGAGCTTAATACAGGAGCTAATGCCGCAGCAGCAGCTGTAGACGGACCATCACAGGGAGGATATGCTCCTTCAAGACCTTTAGGACAGAATTCTTCACATGCCTCAGCATCTGGAACTGTCACTGACACATATGGATTACCACCAAGTTGTGCAAAACAACAAGTAGTTGATCCATCGGAGTTATTACCAAAGGATAATAACAGTGAGTTTAGCAAATTAAACCCAATGGGTTCTGGAGATTTAAAGAACGTAAATCTCTTAAAAGCAGGATGGCACATCGGAATTAACACTGTTGGTCAAAGTTTAAGAAATGCTAACCTTCAGTTAAGAAGTGACCCACCTAATCCTCAGGTCAACACTGGTCCTTGGAACAACAGCACAATAGGTCCCGATAATTCTCGCAGACCTCTTGAAATTGGTGCCGGACATTAGATAAACTAACTCATATATTATTTAATATGATTTAGTTTTATTCCTATTATATTATAAATGAAACTTGATATTAATATATTTGGTTATTTAGTAATATTTTTCATAGCATTATTCTGTATTAAAATTTATTTTGAATCAGAAATGTTCCATTTAAAATGCATCATAAGTGATGTAGATGGTCACAAATATTGTGTAAGAGAAACACCAAAATTAGAATTAGTAGCAGACTTATTAGCAAAAGTAACAGGTAAGTTACAGAACTTAGTTAAATATATGAAAAAAAAATACCCAGACCGAAAAAATGTTCAACGAATGGCTAAAAAATTTAATCCAAGAAAAATAAGCGAAACATTACCAACAAGTGAATTTACTGCTTATTCAGAAAATAAGGGTGAAAAATTAGCATTTTGCACAACTACAACGAAAAAAGGTTCAAAATTAATTGATGAAAATACATTAACATTCGTTGCAATTCATGAGTTATCTCATGTAATGACAGAATCTGTTGGTCATAAAAAAGAATTTTGGGAAAATTTTAAATTTTTATTAGAAAATGCAGTTGATATGGGAATATATAAAGCAGAAGATTACAAAAAAAAACCCAAACCATATTGCGGTATGACTATCAGTGATAATCCATTTTATGATTTATAATTTATAATTTATTTTAGCAATATATTATAAATGGGAAGAACAAAAAGAAAGAAAAAAAAACCCCAAAAAAAAGTAAAACGAAAACAAAGAGTTGAACGAAAACTAACTCCAGACGAACTCTGGGATGAAGCAAGATCAAGTCCGGGTGCTCTGGAAATGGAGAAAATTTTAGCAAGAGAGGGAAAACTATTTGTCCCTGTTGGTCCTGAAAATAATGAAGGAGCATCAGCATCATCACAATCAAGACAACGATCTATTGTACATCAACATCTGAAAAAATTAGATGACGAGTATGGAAAATGGGCGGCGGGGGAGTATGCAATGTCAGCAAGAGAAGCAAACCGTTCATCAAGACCTCAAACACCTATAGGTTCATTTGGCGATTATATGAACGAACAGGAAGCACAGGACAAAGTAGACGAAGCATGGAAAGAATTCTTAAATAAAAAAACAGGTACAACATACAAGACTTCTGAAGATGATTTTAATTTTTTTGGTACAAATGGCGGAAAACGTAAATCCCGAAGAAGAAAAAAATCCCGCAGAAGAAGAAAAAAATCCCGCAGAAGAAGAAAAACTAAAAGAAAATCTCGTAGGCGTAGAAAGTAATTATATCTGAGATAATGCAACACCTGTTTTCCAAAAACATTGTTTTACACCTTCAATCTTAAAAACTTGATTAGGTGAATGCTTTGACTTAAATATTTTATCTAAAAAAGTCCATCTTATATCTGCTCTGGGATCACAAATCATAGAGCCGCCGTTGAAATGTAAAAAACAAGGAGTTGTTTTAAGAACTGTATTATGAACCCTACCGTTTTTAATTTCAAATTCTTCCCAAGAAACTGCGTGAAAACTCTGAAATATTTCTGAATTTGTATCTAATTTAATATTTTCATTATTACAATTTTCACAATAATAGTTAATAACATATGCCTGGTCTGTTCCCTTTTTACACATTGCTTTTTTGTCATCTTCATTTTTCCAGTTCATCATTTTTTTAACATCTTTAACATAACCAATATAACCACCTGCATTGGGGTATTTATTCTTAATATTAAAAGGGGGTGTTTTGTCCATTTTATCTTGTAAATAATCAGGAAAGCAAACTAATTCAGCACTAATTAATAAATTACAATTTGATGATTTAAATTTATTAATAATTTCATCCATATTAGAATTAATCATAATATCATAACAATCTACAAATAATAAAATATCATCATCATCCAAATCTTGTATTACTTTATTTGTTTCATTTATTTTTGTATAAAATCCATACCATTCGTTGGGCATAAGATAATTAACCTTGACATCATATAATTTTTCTGTTTCAATTATACTTCCCATCATATTTCTATCTGTTCCTACAGTATAAACATGTACAGTCATATATTTATATTAAAGTTAAAATCTTTAATATAAAATAATTATAGTTTATTTATAGCACTTTCAGATTTATTAATTTGTATATCTTTATGTTTTTTATATAAAAGGCTGTTATGTCGGTTTGAAGAATATATATTCATACTATATTTTATATTATTTTCTTCAAAAGTTTTGGATTTAAAAATATGTTGAAATTTTTTACTTATATCTGGAAAATACGTATCACAATCAAATTCTTCCTCAATTTCTGTTATAAATATATTATTTACTGTATTATAATCTAACATACTTTCATATATTTGTTGTCCTCCAATAACCCATATATCATCATATTTTGAAAAATCTAAATAAAGAGGAGTTTGAATAAATTTAAAATCTTTAGCTCCAATATTTTGTGTTATTTTTTTACTTAATACAAAATTATCTCTTTTAGGCAATGCTCTATCAAATCCCAACCAAGTATTTTTACCCATTATTACTGCATTGTTACCTTCACCAATAGTTAAGTGTTTAAAATATTTAATTTCGTTTTTCAATGTCCAGGGTAGTCTGTTTTTAAAACCAATTCCGTTATTTTTACAAACAGCAACAACAATATTCATAATTATATAATAAAAAAATAAGATATATTTATATAGATGTCGGAAATATATAAAATCAATGTTGTTAAAAATAATGAAGTAAAAGACATATTTATATTTGGTGGTCCAAACATAGAAGAAAAAAATGAAAATTATTTTTCTCCAATAGAAAAAGAATATATTAAAACAAAAAAAATTAGTACAACAAAAATTAAATCATATATTTATCAAGATGATACTATCATGAAAATTAAGCAAAAAATTTTAATGGAATGTTATAAAAATAATCCAAAAAATAAATCACTTAAAAAATTTTCTATTCAGGAAATGTATTTATTTTCAAAAATAGAAAAAAAATTAAATATGTTGAAATCCTACAATCAAATAACAGAAAATAATATTAACGAATTAACAAATGTAAAGTTAAATGAATTTTTATTTAATATTGTAAATAAAGATGGCTATAATATTGAAACTACTGAAAAACATAAAGAATTTGATGGTAGCAAATTAACATTAAAAAAAGAAAATTATGATATGAATTATTTTGAGAATTTGAATATTTGGAACAAAAAAAAAACATTAACACAACCTATTGGTCAAAAATTAACAAAAAAAAATAATTATCCTTTTATTTCAAATCCATTTAATAATATTTTTGGTAATAATAAAAATACTTATGATCCTTTTTTAGATAATGAAGCTCAAAATCTGATTACTACACAAAATGCTTACTTATTATTCAAATATTTTCCAATAAAAGATAACAATATTTATTTATGCTTTTCAGAAGATGTTTTGAATTATTTTGAAGGAGAAAAAGTTAGTTCAAATTATTTATTAAAATTATATTATCCTATTCTTTTTAAAAATATAGATAAATTTACTAATGAGATTACAATGCAAAAATTTAGAGATGAAGAGATAACAACTATTAAAAAAAATTATAAAAAGCATAATGATAAAATAAATCTATTTTATGATATTTATAATGATTCGAAAAATCTTAATTATCATAGTAAAGGAATATCATACATAGATTTAACTATTCATCCTGAAAATAATGCAAAATTACCCTTAGAAATATTATTCAAAACTATACATTCGGATATTAATATTCCTTTAATAAAATATAACCCCGGTCCTAATTATGAAAATATTTATAGGGTTTTTACAGATGATAATATATCAATAACAGGAGTAAAAATACCACATTTATATATTTCCAATAATCAAACAAAATTAAAAATAAGAAATATATCAAAAATATTATCAAAAAAATTATCATTGGGATTTTTTATAGAACAAATTATTAACGGTGAAAAAATAGAAATATTTTGTGAAATAATGGAAAATGGATGTGTAAATATAAAATTTAATTCAAGTACATTATTAACAATAGATAAAGTAAATAAAATAATAAAAGATTCAGTAGATAATATAGTTTTAAAAAAAATAAGAGATAAAATAAAACAAAGTGGTTATAATTATATAATATTTAATACAATTAAGAATAATGAATATATTAAGATTAATGATTTACAATATACTTTTATTTTAAATGTAAACAAAAATATAAATGTTCAGAATTATATAGGTTGTTTATCATCATTATTCAATATTATATCTGGTGATATTAAATCAGTAAAAGATGAAATACAGCTTATTTATAAGCGAGTGAATGTTTTCCACGCACAAAATAGTATAAGTTCATTTATAACTCGACAATCTAAACTTAATTTATTAGTTTCAGATATACTTTTTAAATTAATTGAAAATTTTCCTAAGGAAATACCTAATATTAGGAAAGCTCGATCTATATATGCAGAATGGTATGATGAAATTCAAATGAAATTAGATTCATATGGTTCAAAAAAAATAGTTGAAAGTAATCCAGGGTTTGAGACATTTTTTAAAATTAGTGAAAATGATAAAACAATTATTACAATAAATAACATTGATGATATAAATTATTTAAAAAATATACAAATTTATATTGATGCTGTATTTAAAATATTATTTAAACAATTTACAAAAACTAAGTTTAGTGAAAGAATAAAAAAAATTTGTAAAAAAACAAAAATAAATGAAGAAGAACAAAAGAGAATTGATGATGTAAGAGATAATGATATACAAAAAACAGTTGATGGTAAAATACAATGGGAGGAATCGTCAAAAGATAATGAGATTGATGTTTCCGAAGATTCCGAGCCAGAACTCGATATAAGTGAAGATGATGAAGAGGATGATGAGGATGATGAGGATGATGAGGATGAAAAAATAGACCCAGAAGAAGCAGATAAAAAAAATATAGATTACACATCAGATGATGATTTAAGTGAAATAGTAGCAATCCCAGAAATAGTAACCAAAATATTGGAGCCTGAAGAAACCGCATTAGTAGATGAAGCAAAAAAAGAAAATGAAGATAGCGAAGGAGAAGATGTCTCCGATTTAGAATTATTACCATCAGAAGGAGAGGAAGTAGAAGAAGAGTCTGAAGAAGAAGGAGAGGAAGTAGAAGAAGAGTCTGAAGAAGAAGGAGAGGAAGTAGAAGTAGAAGAAGAGTCTGAAGAAGAAGGAGAGGAAGTAGAAGAAGAGTCTGAAGAAGAAGGAGAGGAAGTAGATGTAAGCGAAGAATCTGAAGTAGAAGGAGAGGAAGTAGAAGTAGAAGAAGAGTCTGAAGAAGAAGGAAAAGAAGAAGGAGAAGAAGTAGATGTAAGCGAAGAATCTGAAGTAGAAGGAGAAGAAGTAGAAGTAAGTGAAGATGAAGAAAATAAAACAGAAGACTTACTCGGAGATAATATAGTTGAGGACTCTTCAGATGACGACTCTTCAGATGATGATTCTGAAGATGAATCCGGGCTAAAGGGAGGAGAGGGCGGTGGTGAAAGTAAAGGTGGAGTTGATAGTGACGATGAAGAAGATGATATCGAAGTTGATATTAAAGGAATCAGGATAAATGGTCAAGATAGTTATTTTGAGAAAAGAAGAAGAAAATATGAACCAGAAATATTTTCTAAAAGTGCTCCATCTGGTTATGCAGCTTACAGTAAAACTTGTCAAAACGCAAATAGACGACAACCAGTATTATTAACTGATGACGAACTGGAAGAAATAAAAAAGACAGATAAAGCTTATGGTATGAAATCTTATAATGGTGTATTAAGCTATAAATCAAATAGTTCAAAGGATGGTAAAAAACATAATTATATATGTCCTCGTTTTTGGTGTATTAAGGACCCTGTAAAACACAAAGGACTTGATATGTCAAATAAATCATTATCATTAAAACAAGTAGATGAAGGGGCATGTGGTGGTTGGGATGCTGTAATGCGTGATGATGTAAGAAAAGTTCCCAAAGATAAATATATATATGAATTCAGTGATACTCTTATGCATAGATCAAATCAAAAAATTCCTCATTATGATGAAAAAAATGGTGATACAAAAAAGATAGTTTATAGACAAATGTATCCAGACTTTACAAAATCAAAAGGTGTTCCACCTGGTATATGTGCGCCCTGTTGTGCCAAAGGTATAATCCAGGGTATAGGAATTGAAATGGACGGCGATGAAAATGACACACAAAAAACTTATTTTGACCCAATAAAACATGAAGAATTACAAGGAAAAAAAAAGGAATGGATGATACAAACCAAAGATGGTTGGAAAATAGATTTTAATAAACTCAACGATCCTAATTATATGGATGAATATAAATTTAAAACTAAATCACTTTTGAAACAACCAGACGTGAATCACCCTAAAAGAAGAAATAAATACTGTAAACATATAAAGGATGGTAATGATGAGGAGAGAAAAACAGAATCAAAATCCATAAAAAAGTCGGTTTCAACAGAAAATCAAATAGATGATAAACCAAGTTATAATTTTCCTTTAGAAAAAAATCAATTAGGATATATGAATATATATTTACAAGATTTTTTGAAATATGATAATAAAGATATATGTTATAAAGACAAAAATGATGACGATGAGGGTAGAAAATTAAAAGAAGATGCTCATTGCTTACTAAGATTTGGAGTAGAAAAAAATAGTAAACAATCATTTTTATATCTTTTATCAAACGTTTATGAATTTTATGAAGATCAAGAATATAAAAAACCAAAAAAAAATATTAATGATTTTAAAAAATATTTTACAGAAAATTTAACGATAGATAAGTTTGTATCAGCTCAAAATGGAATATTGACAAAATTATTTGTAAAAAATACAGATGATATTGATGATGAAAAAATAAATAAGTATGATGACAGTAAATATTTTGGTAAGGTTACAGAGAAAAAAATAAAAAAACGAGTAATATCTGCTTATGAAAATTTTAAAGAATATATATTAGATGAAAACGAAGAAATAGATTATAAATATATTTGGGATTTAGTTTGTAAACCAAAAAAAAAAGGAGGTGTTTTGTTTAAAGATGGTATAAATTTATTAATTTTTAAAGAAACAAATGAGGACATGACTTTTAATAAAATAGAAATAATATGTCCAATGAATTACTACTCAAGTAATTTTTTTGATTATGATAAAAAAACACTAATGGTAGTAACAAATGGTGATTTTTATGAACCATTATGTTCTGTGAAATGGAAAAAGAAAAAAGATAAAAAAAATAAAAATTGGACTATAAAAAGATTTTTTCCTCCTGTTTATACGGATAAGAACCTTAAAATACCACGGAAAGCTTGGAATCATAATTCATGGAAAACAGCGGGTGTGGAATTACATAAAACTATAACATTAATAAAGGAAAATTTAGATAAATATTGTATGGCAAAACCAAGTATAAGAGATAAAATATATGATTATAAGACAAATATAAGTTTTAAGAAATTAAAAGAGGAACTATCGCCAAAAAATGAAATTAATATTCATCAAATATTTAATAGCAATAATAAAATTGTGGGGGGTTTATATAAATTTGATAAAATAAATAACAAATACATATATATTCCTACTGACCCATCACCAATAGATACTTCACTACAAATGAAATATATTAATAATCTTCAGGAATTTTATTTAGATTATAAAACTACAAAGGATGAATTAGAAAAATTAAACGAAAGAGGTATTCCCTGTAAGCCGATATCCAAAATATTAGAAAATGGTTTGATAGTAGGTATAAGAACAGAAACAAATCAATTTGTGCCAGTAATACCAGGAGAAAATAATGAAGACGAGGATGATATAAAAAAAGAAGAAAACTATACAAAAAAAAATGAATATCAATTAGATGAATATATAATTAATAATAATACCAGAGATGATGAAATGTTAAAAGTAGTAAAGGGCATAAAATTAGAAAATAATTTTTACACAATGTTCAGAAATACATTAAAAATAATGCTATCAGATAAAAAATACAAAGAGAAAAAAGAAGAAATAAAAAAGATAGCGAACGATAAAACAAAAACTTATGTTGAAAATTTTGAAATTTTGAGAAATAAACTGATTGAATTATTATCAACAGCGATAGAATTCATAGAAACAGAATTAGATACAATAGAGGATTTTGAAGAAATAATTAGTTGTTTTGGATTAGATAGCAGTTCTTGTAGTGGTGAAGAAGGAAAAAAAAGTGTTGGTTGTTTTTTACGAAAGAATGTATGTTCGTTAATATTACCAAAAATTAATTTATTTAATTCAGAGGATAATGAAAGTTTATATTATAATAAACTAACAGACGAGTTATTAAGATTTCAAAAAATAAAAAATTATATATTTACAGAAAGAGAATATTTATCGTTTGATAGTGTAAATTATAAAGTAAATGATAACGAAATAATATTATTAGAAGGTATATTATTGAACACCTATTTAAATAAAAATTTAAATTTAGCTAAAAATAATAGATATGTTGTAAATAATAGTATTTATGATTTAATACCAGCACAGAATGCTATAAATGTGATTAGAACTGTAAATTGGAAAGAAAAAAGAGGTATTGTCAATAATAAAGAAGGTGAAAGTAAAGAAGGTGAAAGTAAAGGAGTGAGTAAAGAAGGTGAAAGTAAAGGAGAGAGTAAAGAAGGTGAAAGTAAAGGAGAGAGTAAGGTAGAAAAATGGCTATCAACTAATTGTGTCAATGAAATCGATAATGTATCAAATTTAAATATAATATTTAATAATATACCATCAAGAATGAAATTATATGAATATGATTTTGGTAAATGTAAATTTGAATTGTTAGAAAAAATAATAAAATATCATTTATCAGATGAAAATATATCAATAGGTATTATAAAAGATAGATTGATAGAAGAACATAAAAAGTTGCAAATGCCTGACCATAATATTAATTCAAAAGGTAACGAACATTCGTTATTAAAGGGTTATATTACAAAAAGAGGGGATAAATTATGTAAAGTAATTTCGTTATTATATGCAAAAAATAAAGATAAAAATAAATTTAATGAAATAGAAGATGAAAGTAAGACAGATGATGAACAAAACGAAATAATAAAAGGTCATATAATGAATGATAATTATAATGTAACAGATTTTGAGATTTTTTTGATATTAAAAAGTTATAACATTCCGGCATTGATAATATCCTCAGGTCCTAAGAATGGAAGTATATTAAATAAAGAAAGAAAAATATTCAATACAGATATAGATAGCAATGAATATTATGTAATAGTTCATAGAAAGAAGAAAGTAAAAGACAAAGAGCTTTTAAGGATGAAAAAGGCAGTATGTGTATATACATACAATAACAGTATGAAAATAAATAAAAATTTAATGTTAAATGAAGCATTAAAAGAAAGTGTAACAAATATAGAAAAATATATAAAAAATTCAGTAAAAAAAATGGAAGATAAAAGAATAGAAACGTTAGCTAAAGCGAGCAAGCAAATTTCAAAAAAGCGGGCGACGAAGATAGGAAAAGGTAAATTACCTTCTGAATAAAGAAAGAGATGATCTCATGGTACTTGTGCGTGTGTTTATTGTATTTGAATTGGGTGGCGTTCGAGGTAATTGTCTTGAAGGTTGAAATGGTGTATTATGATTATCTACAAAGTTAAGTTCATGTATAGTTGGTAATGTAATAGTAATGGGTTGAGGTGGAGCAGGAGATTCAGGTGGAGGTGGAGGTGGAGGTGGTGGATTTTGTGGAATTACGCTATTTATAATTGGTGGTGGAGGGGGTATAATAGGTCTTGGTCTGGGTCTTTCTGCAAAAGGTACATATCTAATAACTTCGCTTCCTCTTTGAAGACCAAAATTTGGATTAGCAGTTAAATATTTTTTAATTTTTTTTTTGGCTGCAATATTTTCTCTTTTTTTTATAAGTGGATTACACGAGAATTTATATTTAAGATAATGGTTTAATGGTGCTTTAACTTTTTTACAAATAGAAATTTTAGTTTGATAAGAAACAAAATTAGAAAATGTTAAATAATCAATAAATTTTCTATAGTCGTGTAACATATTTATAACTTGGTCCCATTTCTCATAAATATTATTAGTTTGTTTTATAAAATTTTCAATAGTTTTTTCTTTTAACATAGTATAGTATTTAAATGCAAAAACGGTAATATCCATATCACATTGAAAAAAGGCATTGATACATAATGGTATATTAAATCCAGTATTTAATAATTTGAAATAAATATTATACAAATTATATTTGGATATATCTAAATTAGTATGTGGATTAGTAAGAGGAATAGGTTTTGAAAATAAAGCTTCATTATTTGTAAGAGATTCAACCCAATAATTAATAAGATTACTTAATCTAAATTTATATTTAGTTTTATTCTCAATAATAGTAATTTTGTATTTATCTTTAAAGTCATCTAAACAATTCAAATATAAATCTGTATTGCAATCATATAATATAGTTTTTTTTTGTTTATAACGTCTGACAATTTTTTCTAATTTATTTTTAATTTTTTTAGTTTTGATATAAATTTTTGCGATTTGAAGAACATCAGTATTATCCATAAAATCATTAGAATGAAAAATATGATAATATAATTGTGGGTCTGTTTTAATATCTAATGCTGACAAAAAAAATAAATTGATAAAGTTACAAGACATATCGTATTTTTTCATAGTTTTTTCCATGAGTATATTTGTAAAAAGCATTTCTTATAATATAAAATATTGTAAGAAATTAATTATATTTAAAGTCCCATATCATAATCATCATCAATATTGCCTGTATTATTTGTATTGATATGAGAGGTAGTGCTATTGATAACAATATTTTGTTTAGAGCATATGTCATCTTGTTTTTCAATTTGTAACATATCATTAATATTGATAGAAGTATCTAAGGAAGATGCGTCGAGTTTATTGATTTCTTCCATATTAAGTAGGATTTGGAAACTACTTGTTCCATAATTTCCTAATTGTCCACACATAATATTAGAAGAAACGCCGGTGAGTAAATCTAATTCAGCATGTCTGGCAGCTTTTAAGAACATTTCAGGAGTTTCTTCAAATGATGCTTTTGCGATAGGTCCGATGTCATCATTATTAATTCCGTGTCTGAAAATACTAACCATTTTTAGAGTTGCACACATTCTATCACATAACATAGACATATGATGATAATTAATGTAGGTAGTATCGGAGAATGCTTCAACTAATTCATTATAAATACATTGTCTGGCAGCTTCTATTCCAAGTGTTCTATATACTTCTTGAATATCATTACTGAATGTTCTTTTATTATCAATATAGTCAATGGCAAGAATTTCTTTTAAATTAGTACCGACAGTATCTAATACCCATATATCTTCAGGGACATAGTTTCCATCTTTTTCAATCATATAATTTTTGATAGTTCTAATAATAATTTTGGGTATTCCCTTAATTCCTTTTAAAATAATATTATTAAGAATATTTTCTTGTAAATTTTTGAGTAAGTAAATTTCGTCAGTTTGGTCAAGTGTATTTTTCTTGCTTGCCATTAATGCTTTAGAATGAAGTAATCTGATTCTAAATACAAGATTATCAGAATTTAAATCACTGAATACACATTCAACTTCATTTTTAAGAGAGTTAGTAATAGCAAAATGAACATCATCCATAGTGATGTTTCTATCCATCATTTCTTCTTTAGAAAGTTCAATACGGACAATCCATTTGGAATATTCTTCTCCGGTAGAAAGTGGAGCATCGGCGCCACCACAATCTTTCATAATTTGTTGAAATTCATTATATTCTTGAATTAATATTTTATCTGCGTCAATAAGTGTGGATGATATTTTTGGATCGAAACAAATACTAATAGATTTTGTAATATCTTTAATACTTGTATATTCAAGTAAATATTTAATTTCTTGTGCTCTTTCTAAATTGGTTTGTTCATTAGGTTTTAAATAAATAGTAGTAGAAGGTTGTTTTGGATTTTCACTTAATGAAAGAATTTCTTCAATTCTGGGAACTCCTCTGGTAACATTAGATTTACTGGCAACACCAGCAAAATGGAAAGTATTAAGTGTCATTTGAGTAGTAGGTTCGCCAATACTTTGAGCACTAATCATTCCAACCATTTCTCCTGGATGAACGATAGCTTTGTGATAATTTAATATTAATGTTTCGACTAACATAATAATAGCTTTACGATTGAATCTTCTGACCATTAAAAGTTCTTTGGCATTAAGATAATAATACCACGCAATTTTAAATAATGGGGTAGGTTTAGTTAATTTATGATTTTCTAATGTTTGAAAAGCATCATCAATAATTTCATACATTTCTAAGGGTGTAATATTAACAATGAAATCGGATTGAATATTTAATTGATGTTGTAAATTATTCATAAGTCTATGAAAATGAACAGGAATATGTACTGTAAAATTTTTTTCAAAATTAAATACATTTTTGAGTAATTTATCTCTGGAATCAATCATTAATTGAATCAAATCACTTATTCTATATTGTAATTTTTTCTTTTGTTTTTTAATTCTTTTTCTGGTAGGTTCATCATATGTAGTAGTAAATATAGATTTAGATGTATCATCTTCAGGAACAGCCATATGTGTATATATTTCTTCTAAACTCATTCTTGTGAGTGGTAACTGTTGATTTTCAGTTTTCATAGGGTTAATATTATCATCTCCGTAGGTAAATTGAATAACTTTATTTTTATTATTTCTAACGGTCATATCATAAGCAACTTTTAAATCTTCTTGCCCTTTAATCAATCTTCTCTGAATGTAACCAGTTTGACTGGTCTTTACAGCAGTATCAATAAGACCAACTCTGCCTCCCATAGCATGAAAGTAAACTTCTTCAGGCGTTAATCCTTGAATAAATGAACTTTCAACAAATCCTCTGGCAGCAGGAGTATCGTTGTATTTTGTATAGTGTGGTAATGTTCTATCTTCAAATCCATAAGGGATTCTTTTTCCATCAACATTTTGTTGTCCTAAGCATGAAATCATTTGAGCAATATTTAATGCTTTTCCTTTACTTCCAGAATTGACCATAATTACAAATCGATTATCAGCAGATAAACTTGTTCTTCCAATTTTACCGGCATCTTTAGCGGCGGCATTAAGTAAGGCATTAACTTTAGTTTCAAACTCAATTTCATTGCTTTTTCCAGTAGAATTTTCAAAAACTCCAAGATGTAATTGGTCGATTAAATTTTGTACATCTTTCTTTTTAGAATTAACAGCATTAATAATTTTTGTGTTTGTATCATCGTCAGCAATAAGGTCGCTAATTCCAACACTATATGCACTTAATTTCATATATTCAGTGACAATAGATTGTATATTATCAATAAAATCAGCAGATTCTTTGAAACCGAAATCATTAAATATGGTTTGAATAAGTCCTTTAGAACCCTTTCCTAATATACCTTTATCTATTTGCCCTCTCAAAAATTTACCATTTTTAATTTCAATAATATTATTAGTGGTTTTATTATCTTCTTCTCCTTCTCCATAAACTCCATTTTTTAGTTTAGTAGATAATGGTGGTAAAATTTGACTTAAAATTTGGAAACTGGAAATTTGAGAATCAGGATTATTAAATATTTGGGGATTAACATTATCATAATACATCAATAAATTCATAGCATGTCTTGTATTAAAGTTGATGTTTTCTCTCGTAAATCTTGTACAACCTAATAAAGAATCTTGAAATATACCAACAATAGATGAATTATTTTGTGGAGATACAATTTGCTGAGGAACAGCTGCTAAATGTAATAATTCCGCTTGACTTTCTTCATCTTGAGGACCATGAAGATTCATTTCATCCCCATCAAAATCAGCATTATATGGCTTAGTATCAGCAACATTCATTCTAAAAGTGTTACCTACCTTCATAATTCTGGCAATATGACACATCATACTCATTCTGTGTAAGGTGGGTTGTCTGTTGAAAAGAACAGGGTCGCCATCCATTAAATGTCTATGAACAATGTCACCATAATTGAGATTTATTGTTTTTCTGTCAACATATTTAAGAGAAATACTTTCACCGGACTTTCTTTCTAACACATTTGCACCAGGATATTTAGTAGGACCATTTTGTACAAGTTTAGTAAGGAATGCTTTGTTTCTTTCATTAACACATAATGGAAAAGTAATATTCATTGCAATTTTTTTTGGAACACCGAGTTCTCTAATTCCTAAATTAGCATCGGGTGTAATAACAGAACGAGCTGAGAAATCAACTCTTTTTCCCATAAGATTTCCTCTTACTCTTCCTGCTTTTCCTACAAGTCTTTCTTTAATGGATTTAAGAGCTCTTCCACTACGTTGAGCGACTGCTGCAACACCAGGAATTCTGTTATCAATCATAGTTGCAACATAATATTGAAGAACCGTAGTCCAATCTTCAATAACTTTTTCAGTAGCATTCGATTGCATTTTATCTAAAAGTGTTTTATTGGCTTTTATAATATTAACAATAATATGTGAAATATCATCTTCACTTCTTTGTTGAGAATCGTGTTTAACAGAAGGTCGAACAGCTGGAGGAGGTACTGCTAAAACCTGACAAATAAACCAATCAGGACGTGACCATACTGGACTGAATCCAAGAAAATTAACATCATCATCACTAATTCTTCTAAATATTTTCAAAGTCATTTCAGGTGTTAATTTCATAGTAAGTTTATCTTTAACAGTACCATCAGCACCTGGGATTTTGTCTGTATTATCCCATTCAGCAAATAAATTAGCTAAACCTTCTTTATAGATTTTTCTTGGTTGTTTGCATCCACAACCATCACTTGTTTCATCTCCACATCTTTTTACTTTACTTGCATAACTGAAAACATATTCCCACCTTTTTCTTTGTGATAGTTTTAAAATATGTTTGTGTTTTTCTTTATTAATTTTAAGTTTGCTACATTTAGGACATACACATCTTAATACTTTAAGAACTGTTGTTAAATATTGAATATAATATACAGGTCTTGCTAAATTTATGTGTCCGAAATATCCAGGAGTTTGCATATAATCTAAACCATCTGTAGGACAAATCAATCCTGGTTCTAATACACCCATTCTTGGGTCAAATAATCCACTAATTACAGGCTTATTATTAATATAAGTATCTCTGGATGTTATCTCTGCAACAGACATTTGTCTAATTTCATCAGGAGATAATACACTAAATTGGATTCCAATAATCTTTGAGGCATTCATACTTCCTTTTCTATTCTGAGACATTCTTATATTTATAAGAGATATATTTAGATTGTTTTTAAAATCAATTTTTAAAAATTAGTATATAAAATATAAAATTGATTCATTAAAATAATATAAAAATTTTTATTATTTTATCATATATATCATGCCAAAAATTCGAGATGATAACAATTCTCCTAAAATGAAAAAGAAAAAATATAATCTTAGACGCAGAAAGAAAAAACAACTTGAAAAAAAATGTCACAAAGACAGTGATAATGATAGTGATAGTAGTAGCGATTATGATCCTAAAGAAGATAAAATGGAGGATATGAACCCAAGAGAAATTCAAAAATTTATTCAAAAATTATTTCCTTCAAAAAGTGGGAAAAAAAGATTAGAACAATTGGATAAACTTGATAAATTAATAAAAAAAAATAATGAAGAAGATGAGGAGGATGAGGAGGAGGATGACGAAGATTACGAGGAAGAAGAAAACGAATCTTTAGATGATATTATTTTATATAATAATGAAGGATTTCCAGAATGCGAAGAAGAAGAATTAGACCCATCTATGAAAGAAATGTTAAATAATAATATGAAATTCAATATAGTATTTACTGTTAATGATAACAATTCTATGTTTGCTTTAGATGATGAAGAATTTGACTATTATCAAGAAGATACAGAAACAGAAGAAGAATCTGCGGATGATGAAGGAGAAGGAGAAGAAGAGGAAGAAGAAGAAGAGGAAGAGGAAGAGGAAGAGGAAGAAAGTAAAAAAAGTAAAAAAAGTAAAAAAAGTAAAATCATAAATAAAAAATCTGATTCAACAGTAAAGTTAGCAGACGACATAAGCGAAGAAGAATGGATGGAATTAGCAAGAAAACAAGAAAAAGATTTACGAGAAAAAGGATTATACTATTCTACAAAATATAAAAAAAACGATTTAATTTTGTTAAAGCAAAAAGGGTGGAAAAATTTTAAAAAGGGAAATGTGATAAAAGTAAATCATAATAAAATTAGAAAAAAAGTAACATACAATGTTAAACTTGATAAGAAATTTAAAGGGAAACAGCTTTACAAAAATATTCCATCTAATAGAATAAAAGTATATGAAAAAAATGAAGAAATTATGGAGGAATTAGAAGCATTGATAAAATTAAAAAATGGAAAGGGGTCTGCTGCAATGAAAAAAAAATTTAATGATTTATGTAAAGCAAAGGAAAAAAAAGATGAGAAAAAGAAAAAAATGAAAGAAGAACTTGAAAAGGTAAAAAATTGTAGGAAATTAAGAAAACTAATGAATGAAAGAAGAACGAATAACGATTATAAATTCTTTAAAGATATGAATATTGATTCTCAACGAAAAATTTTAATAAAACTAAAAGCCGTTAATGATTTTTCAAGCATAGAAAAACCATATCGTATATCTTTATTGGAATCAGATATTCCTATAGAATTTAAGGCAAATGCTATTAAAAAAATAAATATGTTAGAATTTATGGACCCAGGCTCGGGTGAATATTATAAAATCAAAAATTGGGTAGATACTTTTATGAGAATTCCATTTGGAAAACACCAAAATTTACCAATTACTATTGATGATGGTCAAGAAAAATGTCAAGAATTTATGGAAAATGCAAAAAAAACACTTGATGATGCTGTATATGGTTTGGAAGACGCCAAGATGCAAATATTGCAAATGGTAGGTCAATGGATATCTAATCCTCAATCATTAGGAACAGCGATTGCTGTAAAAGGACCACCAGGTACTGGTAAAACAACATTGATTAAAGAAGGAGTAAGTAAAATTTTAAATAGACCTTTTGCATTCTTAGCATTGGGAGGAGCAACTGATAGTAGTTATTTGGAAGGACATTCATATACATATGAAGGTAGTATGTGGGGTAAAATTGTAGATATTTTACTTAATTGTAAATGTATGAATCCTGTAATTTATTTTGACGAATTAGATAAAATTAGTGACACACCCAAAGGTGAAGAAATTGTGGGTATCTTAACACATCTAACTGATACAACTCAAAATGATAAATTTCATGATAAATATTTCTCAAATATTGATTTTAATCTTAGTAGAGCAATGTTTATATTCAGTTATAATGATGAAAGTAAAGTAAACCCTATTTTGAAAGATAGAATGTATAGAATTAATACTGGAGGTTATAAAAATGAACAAAAATGTGTAATTGCAAATAAATATTTGATTCCAAGAATACAAAAAAATATTAATTTCGAATCTAACCAAATTATTATTCCAGACGAGACAAAAATGTATATATGTAATACATTAACTGATAAAGAACAAGGAGTTAGAAATTTAAAACGTTGTCTTGAAATTATTTATACAAAATTAAATCTTTACAGACTTATGAAAGAAGGTTCAACATTATTTAATAGGGAAGAAACATTAAAGGTGGAATTTCCATTTACAGTTACTAAAGAGATTATCGATAAATTAATTAAGGGTGGTGAAAAGAGTACAGTACCTTTTGGAATGTATTTGTAATTATAATTTAAATAAATAACAAATAATTTATATTATAATAATGGAAGAATGTTTAATCGATATTCATAAAATTTTAAATGATAATAATATTGAATTTTTTTTAGTTTATGGTACTTTATTAGGACAGCATAGAAATAATGATTTTATATCTCACGATACTGACATTGATTTGGGTATATTTTCTCATAATTTTAGTGAAGATATAAAAAATTGTATATTGACCTCTGGAAAATTTGTTTCGTGGTATAGAAGAATAGGAGGTAACACAGATAGTTTAGAATATACTTTTCATCATATAAATGAAACAAAAGTCGATATTTTTTTCCTTTATCCTGTTGATGAAAATATTAAAGATGATTATTATTATTGTGCTTCTTGGTTTGGAATTTGTGATACAAAAGAATGTGGATATTGTAAGTGGGGAAATCATATAAGAGGATTGAAACAAATTACTTTTAAAGATAAATTGTTTAATGTTCCGGCAAATACAGAAGAATTTTTAATAGAATGTTATGGGGATGATTGGAAAATACCTAAAAAATTTGATTATTATGGTGGATTAGCTGGCGGATATAAAAATTTAATTAATTAAAATATTTTTAATATTTCTTTTATAAATTTTTTATACCATTTTCTAAACATAATATTTGGATTATTTTTTAAATCGTTGTATGACATCCATTTAATCATATCTTTTTCATACAATCCATTATTTTTTTTAATTAATTCAGGGCTATTTTTTTTAATATTTAAAAAATCATTTCTAAATTTTTTTGGTAAATTTATATCAAAATCAATTAACACTATATATGTTCTATAACCATTTAATGTTATTGATTTAATTACATTATCTACTAAATATTTTATTCTTTTTGTTGAACCTAAAATTTTATTTGATTCTTCTTTACATTCTCGTATTGCAGTTTCTTTAAAACTTTCATTATTATCTTTTGAACCTCCAAAGTCACTCCATAATCCACCATCTTCTTTACTGTTAATCCATTCTCTTGAAAATAAAAAATAAATTTTCCCTTTGTGGAAAGAAATAGGTAATACACCAGCGCCCATTTTATATATAATATTTAAATATATATAAAATTTAGATTTCACTTAAAACATCCAATAAATCTCTACCTATTTTTATTGGTTCATCTTGTAATGTTTTATGATTATATATAGGGTGTTTTGTACATCCTTCAATTGTTATACCTCTTGTATAATCATCTAATGTATCTCTCGCACCTTTTAAATAAGTAGAAGAATAATAATTTTTTAATTGGAAATTTTTATTTTTTTTGTTTAATTTTTCATTAATTACATCAAATAAAGTATGATTACAATAATAATTTCTAACTAAAAAATGATTTTTACATCCTTCATCCCCATGAATATCAAAAACTAAATCATAACCGTATTTTTTCATCTGTTTTTTAACTGCTTTTACTTCTGTTGATTTTGTGTGTAACCAATCTCTATTTAAATTTATACCTTTACTTGTCACATACCAATGTCCTCTAATATTTCCGTCAGGATTTAAATTTGGAATTATATAAAAAGTATATTTAGAAAGTAAAGTAGATTTTCTCTCCAAAAGTCTTTTTACAAATCCCTGAAGTATCCAAGAATTTATTGTTTCCCCAGGATGTTGACCATTTATAAGCCATACTCTCTTAATTCCGTTCCCCAGTTTTTTCATTAATATTGGATTTTTATTATGTGAATAACCTATAGTTTTCATATTAGTAAATAATTTCTTACTCTTTGAAAATGGATATGGTGGGTAATATGCAAACCATATAGTGCTTTTTTTGGGGTTTATTTTCCATGTTAATTTTTTTGTGTTACCATTAAATTTAGTATTTTTTAATCGTTTCCAATTTTTATTATCATATGAATAACATACTTTATAACCTTTCCAATCGTTGAAATAATTTCTTAATTTATTAATTTTAAATGTTGTTAATTTATTTAAATTACTTACTTTAAAATAAAACCAATTCTTGTATTTTCTTTTTGTTGATTTGGGATAAGGTTCTTCTTTAATTTCTAAATTTACTATATTATTTTCTGTATTTTTGTGAATGATATTTCCTGATTCAAAATCTGAACTTATACGAATAGTTCTATCAATACTTTTTATTGTTTTATTTTTCTTATTTTTTCTTATTTTTTTGGTTTTAGTCATATATATTTTGGAGAGATTTTTAATATTATAAATATTTTGATATTAAAAATTTTAATTAGATTTTTTTATTGCAGAAGCTTTTAATCTTAATAATCTATCAGTTGAACCAAGATTAGGTCTAACTGGTTGTGACCATTTTTGATGAGGTGCTTTTGGTGTTACACCTAAAGCATAATCTGTATATGAAGTTTTTTTAGTAGTCGAACCATCATTTAACGTATCGGTTTTTCTATTACTAAGATACCCTCCAAAATTTCCTGCTGTAAAATAGCTGTTTGTTACGCTATTTGGATGAAGAACATATCCTTTTGCCAAATTCTTAGATAACATTTCCTTTTCAGACATATATAATTATAAAATATAATTATTTACAGACTATTTGTATGAACATCATACAACTGTTTAATTTCTATAGTAAAAGCATAGTCATTATTATTTAAATCTACTATTCGTCCCATTTCATCTAATAATTTAATATGTAATTTTTTTATATTAACTGGACCAAAATATTCTCTTTTAGATTTATAATTCATATTATCATAATTTGGAGCATCAGGTGTATGAGGAATTTTAGCAAGTGCTGTATTATCATTAAATGCTGATTCTTGAAATGGAGAACTTAAAGTATTTGAATAATTTTTATTGAAATCATCAATAGATAATATATAATATTTTGATACTAAAGAATCATAGCACGCTTCTGGATTATAACCTTCATGATTATTATAAGTTACATTTGAAATATCTACAAAATCCTCATCCCATTTATAATATTGTTTTCTGTATCCCATTGACCATCCTAAATTTAATTGTATAGGTCTACTTAAATCACTCTGTAATCTAAAATCCAAATTAAATCCCTTTCGTGGTTTTGTTGTATCTCCTGGTTTAACATAAGGCACTCCTCCGTTTTCTGGGTTTTTATAATCACGAGTTATTCTAAATTTTCTCGATATCTCATCATATTTACATCCTACTCTTTCAAGTCCGTGTTGATTAAAAACAAAACCATTCAAATAATCAGCAAGTATAAATCCTGAATATATTCCATCTTGAATTTTTATTACCTTCTTTTTAAAAGAATCCGTTATCATTTTTCCATTTGAAGATATATCAAATAATTCAACTGTAAATTCGTTTGTACCTGTTATAGAAGTAAATGTATATTCTGTTTCCGGGATATCTACATTTTGAACAGTTATACTAATTACATTTTTAAATTCTTCAGGTAAATCTATTATAAAATCAGTTGATGCTGTATTATAATAATTTTTACGAAATTTTGTATTAATATTTAAAAGTTGTGTTTTTACTCTCCTGCTTAAAGGATTTATTTTATTAGTATGATTCTCATCAGGATTATCTTGTTTTTTAATAATAAAGTTTGAATTACTTTTAAATGTTTCACTCCTATCTAAATTTTTTATAAATTTACTATCAATTAATTTATAATTTTCTTTTTCTTTATCTAATATTAAAAACAAACTATTACGACAATTTGTTAAAAATACAATCATATTATTTTTTTCATCTAAATCTATTATTTCATCATTGATATTATTTAGTAAATTGTTATAGTTTTCTTCTATTGTTTGTTTTGAAGGATTCATACTTTTATCCAAATTAAAAAAATCCATTAAATCATCTTTTGAATAATTATCTATATTTAAATTGAAATCCATATATTAAATTAGTATATTTTAATTTATGTGATATATACATATAAAATGAGTCGTTGTTTTGCAACACCTTCAAATTTATCAGCTAAAGAATATACAAATAAAAAAAGTAATTTAAATTTATTTTGTAGTTTAAGGCAAGCTTTTTTAGCAAATAATAAAAAATCTATAGGAACAAATGTCGCATGTTTAAAAGATAATGGAAAAATATCCAGTTTCATGAACCAATCTTCACAACTTAAAATAAAAAAAGGATATGAATACTTTAGTCAAAATAATAAAACAGATTTATCATTTAATTATGTAGGTCAAATTATGAAAAAACATTTATGTGCTGCATACGATATCACATTAGATAATAGTGACCTAAGTAATAATTTCACTACTGGTGCTCCTATAAATACGAGAGCACAGGGTACTTCTTTAGCACAAACAGTTGTCGTAGATATGTGTGGTAATCATCCACCCGCATTTGTTAATAGATATGCAGAAATTAATGACAATACTCCAAGCGAATTATCTGGCGGTGATGATGGATTTGGCACCACAACCAAAAATTTTAAAGATAAAAAAAAAATTATTTACGATTATTGTGCTCTTAAAAAAAGTTCTAATATTAACGTTTTATTACCTAATGATTAAACACTTAAAGTTATACCAAAATATCGTTTTTGTTTTATTGGATTAATATTTATTGAAACATCTGTTAATTTATTATCTCTCCAACATTTTAATAATAAATTTGTTTCTGTCTCTCTAAATTCAAAACAATTTACTATTCTATTTTCATTTAAAAATCCCGATACACGACTATCAACATAATGTGGAGGAATTCTTAACCAAACTCTTGCTCTGTTATCACTACTCGCCAATACTACCATCATCAATTCTATTAATATACTTAACATCTATAACTATATTAATAAATCGTTTAAAGTTATTTTTTTTATATTTTTAATGGAGATTAGTAAAAATGGTTGTAGAGTTATTATTGATAATGTAGATGATATTATTTTTTATAAAAAAAGATTATCTCAATCTGTTGTTAATTTAAAAGAAGAATTAAAAGAAAAACAAGAAGCATTAGATAAAGTTGAAAAATATTTATATGCAAATTGTAATCATCAATGGGTAACAGATTCAATTGATTCTATGAAAAACTATAAATTAGGTCAAATAATTAAATATTGTGAAATTTGTGAGTTATCCGGTTAGACATGCATACCATTTTACTTTTTTTACATGAAAACATCCTGAATTACATAACATTTTTGATAAATGACAATTTTTACAAACCCCCTTTTCATTGAAGTCGTGAAACCTGCAAGACTTTCTTTGAGAATATATACCTCCTCTATCGCTATAATATTTATCACCACACTTATAACAAGTTATCTTCGTATGATACTTAGATTGGTCTCTAATGCATAAATTACCCATATAATATAAATTATTAATAATTATTTATATTATTTATTTCTTTCGTGTTTTATTTTTTGATTTCTTTTTATTTTTTTTTGATTTATTTTTAATCTGTATCTTCTTTTTCTTTTTCTTATTTGATTTGTTTCTTTTTCTTCTTGTTTTTCTTTTTCCACCAGTAAAAGTTTGTTTTATAAATGGTTTTTCAAATTGTATTCTCTTCTCTTCTTCTTCTTCATCTAATTGAATACATTTCGTCATTGCTCTTTCATTTTCTATAAAACGGGAAAGATAGTCAGAATCATTTAACCAAGGGTGTTTTAATAAATTAATTTTAAATAAATAATTCTGGTCCACTAAACCTCCACCACCTCTTTGCCCTCCTCCACTTATAAACAAATCTCTATTTTGTTTTTTAAAATTAGCTTCATTATTTTTGTTTTTAAAAAGATTTTCATTATCTACGAAACATCCAGGTTTTTTGTCTTTAATCGGGATATATTTATTCGACTGAGGTTTCAAAGATTTTCTAATATATGGACCGATTTTAGGATTGGACTTGTCTCTATATTCTTTTTCTTGGGTAGTTTCTTCTCTTCTTTTACATTTAAAATTATAGCCCTTTTCCAACAACCTTTTGCCACTCAGATTAGAACATGTATCATTCAGCTTATTAGGCTTTCCCTCCCCTTTCTCTTTTTTGTAATCGTTCTGGTATGTAGTAGTTATTTTATCACTAAATGCTTTATTGCATAGATTATTTCCCATATGAATTATATCACTCCTTTTTCCAGCTATTTGACCTTTCCTCAATTCATCTTCCTTTTGTTTCAACTGTGCTGATACGTCTGGTCTATCAACAACATCACCGGTCTTACCATCAACAACATCACCGGTCTTACCATCAACAACATCACCGGTCTTACCATCAACAACATCACCGGTCTTACCATCAACAACATCAC